CACAGTCGAGGGATCGTCGGGAGCATCTGTTGTGGTAAACAGCAACGGTGACATCTACTTAACACCGTCAGCATCTGGCAAGGTGTATCTAAGCGGCCCTGAGAGTGATCAGGCTTATTTGCGGTATGATGACCTTAGAGAAGTAGTCAATGGAATTGAAGGAATTCTTAATTCGTTAATCGCGTCAATTAATCTGATAACTCAGGCGACTCCTGGAGCTACAGCGATCGCCACCCCCGAGATCGCCGGCGCGATTGTTGATGATTTTACTAAAATTGAAAATGCAATGATCTCAATCAAGTCTGAAAAGATTCTCGGTAGCTAGTTCGACTTCAACTTGACTAGTCCCATAAGTAACACAGTGGCTAGAAACTTTAGGTCAACTGGTCGGCAGTTCTCAGTACCGCCGCCCGCAAGCTTCCAGGTCCCAATCATTCCGGTTGGTATCAAGACTCCGATGAGCTTCGGAGGAAACAGCGTATCAACTCCCTTTGAGATGAACACTAAGCTCGAAGACCAGATCGGAGACAACCTTAAAAACCTGATCTTGTCTAACCACGGCGAGCGGCTCGGTCTCTACGACTTTGGTGCAAATCTACAGGAGCTTCTAACAGAGGCGATTCCAACAGAGAACTTAGTTCAGGCAGTCGAAGACAGGATCAAGAGAGCTGTATCAAAGTTTATGCCCGGTCTAGAGCTTAACAGTGTCTCTATGATCACCAATAGATCTCCTGCAAAAGCTCTGGCATCTTTTAGCTTTGTAGTCGCGTACTCATACAGTCAAGCTGGAATTAGTAATAGAAAAATACAGATCAATCTTACGGTGGCAGGATGACAATAAGCAGCAATAGAAAAAAGCCGGTTTTGCAGAGAGATAGAGACTATCTTAACAGAGACTTTTCTTCGCTCCGTCAGGAGCTGGTAAGCTACGCATCTTTCTACTATTCAGACTACATAAAAGACTTCACGGAACCCTCTGTTGCATCGATGTTTGTCGATCTCGCAGCTTATGCGACAGATATCACGAACTTTTACTTAGACTATCAGTTTAAAGAGCTTAATCTAGAGACAGCCAAGGACTCTGCAAACATTCAGAGGCTGGTTAGACAGGCGGGATACAAGATACGTGGAGCGTCACCTGCCTTTTGCAACGTTGACTTCTACATTTCGATCCCATCGCAGGTGCTACCTGATGGAACCTATGAACCTAGAAGGACCTACCTGCCTGTCATAAAATCAGGAACTTCAGTTCAGTCGGACTCTGGTGTTGTTTTTGAACTATCCGAAGATCTTGATTTTTCAAAATTAGGATCTGATGGTAAGCTAGTTACAGAGTACAGAGTTCTCGAGAGAAACCCCGATACGACGCCGAAGACTTTTGCTCTGAGATTGTCTGGAATTTGCACATCTGGAAGAACCTACAGTGAGAGCTTTAACGTTTCGGGGCGAACGCCTTTCTTGCGAGTTTCTCTTGCGCAGCCTAACACCATTGAGATCTTGTCTGTCGCTGATACGAATGGAAACACATACTACGAAGTTGAATCTCTAACTCACGACACAGTCTACACCAGAGATTCAAACCTGTTTGACGACAGCGATCAAGTAGAGGATTCTCTTGGAGTCGTTAGTGCTCCTTACAGATTTATCACAACTACTGACCTCAATGGGTCTCAAACTACGCTGACATTTGGCGCTGGAACAGCTCAGTCTTTAGACGCAGATGTAATTGCTGATCCTGCAGATTTCTCTCTTCCGCTTTTTGGAGACAGAAAAACTTTCTCATACACTGCAATCGATCCAAATGAGCTCTTAAGCACCAGGACGCTTGGCGTCGCTCCCGAGAATACAGTTCTTTTAGTAAGGTACAGGGCTGGTGGAGGACTTAATAACAACGTCCCATCTCAAACACTCAGGAATGTCTTGTCTTTGCAGACTCAGTTCTCTGCTGTTGTGCCTCCCACTATTGTTGCAGCTTCAAGAGCGAGTGTAACCTGTAACAACACCTCAGCTGCTTTCGGCGGAACAGATGCTCCAACCATCGATGAGATTCGTTCTCTAGCTATACTCTACAGAAACTCTCAGTCGAGAATTGTAAGCAAGGAAGATCTCATTGCTAGGATCTACAGCATGCCAACAAATTTTGGAAGGATATTCAGAGTTGGCATATCTACAAACCCTGTCAATCCGCTGTCTTCTATCGTCTATCTAGTTTCAAGAGACAGTCAAGGAAAGCTCTCCACTACTCCTGACACGACAAAGAGAAATATTGCAAAATACATCAATGAATTTAGAGTGATAAGTGATGCATTTGACATACTGGATGCACCGATCATCAACTTTAACATTCAATACTCAGTCTCTGTGTCTAGAGATTACGACAAAGCGCTGGTTGTTTCTAACATAAACTCAAGGCTTACAAGCTTCTTTGAAATAACAAACTTCTACATTAATCAGCCAATTGTTATTGCAGACATTCAAAACATAATACTTGCAGAACCGGGAGTTCTAGGGCTTGGATCTCTGGCGTTCAACAACCTTTCGGGATTAGTCAACGGTCTTAGATACTCAAGCTTTGTCTTTGATATTGATTCTGGAACTCGGAAGGGAGTCATCGTTCCTCCGAAGGGAGGAATTTTTGAGATTAAGTTTCCTGGAACGGATATCGTTGGGAGTGCATTCTAATGTACAAGATTATTAACGCTTCTAAAGATGCCTACATCACCAACAAGATTGTTTCAAGCCTTCTTAGGGCTAAAGATTCCAATACAGGTGGTGCTTCTTCAATAGACCTGTTCAAGCTGTATGATGAAAACACAATCGCAGGAGAGAGCACTCCGATTGAGATCAGTCGGGCTTTACTCTACTTTGATCTTGCATCTCTTCGAGATCTAACAGCGTCTTACGTTGATATTTCTTCTCCGTCTTTTAGTGCAAACATCGTTCTACACGACATCTACGGCGGTCAAACATGCCCAACCAATTTCAAGCTTGCAGTCTTTCCTCTTTCTAAGTCATTTGACGAAGGAATAGGAAGAGATGTAGTAGAGCTTAGAGATGTTGATGTTTGCAACTTTTTAACTGCATCTGTCTCATCAAGGACACCAGTTACTTGGTCTCAAGAGGGTGTTGGAGCTGTTGGTGCTCTTGGTAGCAGCACCATAGACGTCATTGATAGAGGAAACCTGAATGACGGACTCGGATTAAGGTTCCTATTCTCAGAGCAGACATTTTCAAAGGGAACAGAAGATCTAAACGTTGACATTACTGATGTTATATCAGGGACTCTCGCAGGTCTAATTCCTGACTGCGGATTTTTAATTGCTTATAGCGGTACGCTTGAGACAGACAATCAGACGCGCTTTGTTAAGAGATTTGCCTCTAGAAACACTACAGCTGTAGATAAGCGGCCCAAGCTTGTAATCAAGTACGATGATTCAGTTATTGACTACACAAGAGACTTCGTCTTCAACGTCTCCGGCAGCATATTCCTGACAAACTACGAAAGAGGAACACCTGCTAACATAGTTTCTGGGTCTTCTGGAACAAGGATATCAGGTTTAAACTGTGGAAAGCTAAGAATCATCTCAGGAAGCTACTCTCAGACAGTTAACTTTTCTCAGCATAAAAAGGGATCAGATTTCTTCAGCACAGGTCTATACAGCGCTTCTTTTGCAATATCATCTTTCAATGCACCTCTTTTCACCTACTTGAAGAATTCATCTTCAGCATCTTTTGATGTCATATGGTCCTCTAATGATCTCACAGTTGGGTACCTAACGGGTTCTCTCACAGTCTACAAATCTGAGACTGCTCTGGCAGACCTCGATCCTAAGAGAATATTCACAAACATTACCAACATGAACTCGACCTACCTCGCATCAGAGACTATAAGGTTCAGGGTGTTCATTGAAGATCTTGCAAAGCCAATCAAGGCACAAAAGCTACCACTTGAAAATAAAGGAATATTCATCGAGAAGGTCTACTTTAGAGTTAGAGATCTTGAATCTTCAAAAGTTATAATACCCTTTGATGTTAATTCAACTAGAGTTTCAATGGATGCAACGTCAGGATT